TGTGGCATGGGCGCAGTATGGGCACCCAGAGCGGCGGGGGGATTGGCGAATCGTTTCCCCTCTAGGGGGTGAGGGGCGCGGGGAGGTCGGTAGGGCGGATGCCCAACGGGCGATCCGCCGTCGCGCGGCGGGGTATCAGGCGGAACCGCTCGCGCGTTCCGCCCTACGCGCTACCCCCGGGGTGTAAATAGTGTAAAAACCCCGTCAAAACGCTCGCTACGCGGTTGTCAGACCCGGGGGGGTATCCGACTGGCTTGAGGGTTCCGCACGGCCTCACAGGGGCGCTCAGGGGCCGGTCTGGTTCAGGTGACGAGCGAGAATGTCCAGGATCGTTTGCCGATCAGCGGAGGATACACCGAGATAAGGCCGCGGGGGGATGTGGCCCCACGGGATGGGGAAGCCTTGTTTGGTCCCGGCATATTTGCGGAAGTCGCCCTCGGCATAGGTGCGGTAGCGCCACACCTGGGTGTAGCGGCCGAATTCGCCCATCTGTGCGCCGAATTGCATCACGGCACCATAGATCCGGTTGGTGCCGAGTTCCAGCCCGGTCCCATCCCCGGTGAGCTGATAGCGGATGGTGTCCTGAAGGGCGCCGGACTGGCGCAGGATCTTCTTTTGGCCAAGCAGCTTGGCGCCTTTCTGGGTGAGGTTGCGCCCACCACTCTTGAGGGTCTTCTTGCTCAGGCCCCCTTTACCTTCCAGGTAGCGCAGCAGGGTGACGTCGCTGTTCTGTTTCCAGGGGGTGCCGTCGGGTGCCTGCTCCTTGCGGAAGCGATCATCGGTGGAGCGCAACAGGGCCTCGCCGATGTCGCGCAGGGCGCGTTGGGGGCGTTTGACCTGGGTCAGGAGGTCGGCGAGCTTGGCCCGGACCTCCTGGTCGTTGATGGTGATGTGGGCGCCGGACATGGACAGTGAGGAGTGAGGGGTTGTAGGGCGGATGCCCAACGGGCGATCCGCCACCGCGTGGGGGTTGGTTCAGGCGGAACCGCTCGCGCGTTCCGCCTACGGGGCTACGGATGCCCCGAGTGCGGCCACGGCCTGCATCGCCAGCGCGTAGGCCATGGTCTCATAGACCTCCGGCTGGTAACGGGACTCCGGGTCGATCTTGATCTCCGCGGCCGTCAGTGACAGCCCCAACTCGGCATTGGCCCGCGCCAGGCCCTGTTCGACATCCGCCACCACCCGTGCGTCGATCACGGCGGACGGGGCCGCGGGCGCACCGAAACGCACCCCGAGAAAATGGTCATTGACACTGGTGATCCGTGAGGTAAGCCACCAATCGCCACGTTGTTGTATGTGCACTTCAATCCTCCGGCAGGAGCGGGGTCGGATAGCGGGCCTCAGCGGCGTTGTGTGCGGCATTGTAGCCTGGGCCATGGCGGCGGATATACCACGCTTCGGCGGTCTCGTGGCGCAACAAGGCCAGATCCTGCTCGCTCACGTGTCCCGCTGTCAGCCTGGCCCACGCCGCCGCAATGGCCGCATCACTGTCGAAACGTGCCAGTCGCGGTGCATATCCTTGCGCGGCGAATCGATCCAGCCACTGTTCGTTAAAGAATAGATGATCCTTGACCTTCTGGATATTGGCCGGCTTGAAGCCGGTCGCCCGCGCGATATCGGCCACATCGGTAGTACTGGCACGGATACGCTCATAGGCGGCGTCGGCCGATCCATTGACAATCCCGGCCCCGACCTGCCGAGGGGGTGAGGTTGATGCGATATCGGCTAACATATTGTGCTTGAGCGGCTCAGGCAACCGCTCGGCCTTGTCCGCCATCTGCTTCTTCCATGCCTCCTGCCCGGGCGGGTAGTCCCACCCGCGATCGATCCCGCTGGTGTCGTCGGGGGCGGTGGGGGCTGTGAGGGGGCCGGTCCTGCCCATATCGCCCAGATCATCCTCGGACAAGGCGAAGACGCGGCATTTGCAGCCCCAGCCGTTGGGTGGGTAGTGGGTCTGCCACCAGGGGTGGTCGACGGGGAGGATGGTGCCGTCCCAACGGACGTGCTCGGGGCGGGGGTTGAGGGAGCTGTCACTGTGACGGTATTCGAGATAAGGGCGGTCGGCCTTGCCTTCTTGGATCTGCGCCCAGCGGCCGGCGGCGTAGGAGGTGCGCAGGTTGGTCTCGTAGATCACCTGGGTGCGCCAGGCACGGCCGCTTTCGGAGCCCTCACCGGTCCAGCCGGTCCAGCCGTGCTTTTCGACCAGGCGGTCGAAGTCTTTGCGGAACTCCTCGAGGGTGGTGCCTTGTTCGATGCCCTTGAGGACGGCGGTGTGCAGGTCGGTGAGGAGGTCGGCCTTGGTGGCCCCAGCGACCACGAAGGCGTGGTCGTGGGCGGCGCCCAAGAGATCGTCCCAGTGTTCGGTGGGGATGTTGAGCTTGCCCTTGAAGAAGGCGAGCTGCTCGGCGAAGTCGAGGGAGCCGTGGGTGGCCATGGGCTATGGGGTGCCGGTCTTCAGCTCATAGCGCCCGGCCAGGTCGGCGGCGGCGAGGGCCTGGCCCAGGACGGCGGTCAGGTCGGCCGTGGGGAGTTGGGGGTAGAGGGTGAGCAGGCGGGCGGCGAAGTCCGGCAGCGGGGTGTGGGTGCGGATGGCGTGGTCCAGTTCGGCACGGATGGCCAACACCCAGCCAGCGACCGCGGGCTGGGCGGCGGCGGCCAGGGCCTGGGTGTGGCGGGCGGGCCAATCGTCGCCGGACAGCGGGGGGCGGACGGCGGCCTGGGCCTGTAAGGCGCGCTGTGGGACCGGGGTCGGGCCCGCCACCACGGGCACGGAGACCGGCGCCGCCGGCGCACCCAAGACGGGCTCATCCCCCTCCGGCTCCGGCACATTCCATTTCGAGCGCACCCACGACAGCGGCGCATCCAGCCCCAACGGCGTGAGCTTCTCCAGCGCCCCCGCCAGGGCCGTCAGGTCCTCGGGCCACTGCACCGGCAGTTCGACCTGCGGATAGACCGCTTGCGGGCCGAAGTTCAGATCCACCCACGGCCGTACCACCTGCCGGTTGATCGTCCGCGCCAGGGCGCGGGCATCGGCGGCCAGGATGTCCAGCCGCACCTCATTGTGCACCTGCGCCTGGCTGTAGGATGACCCGTTGTCACTGGTCATGGTCTGCCCGACCACGCACTTGCTCACCTGCTCGTCCAGATAGCGGCAGATGCGCTCCTGGATGTCGGTGCCATTGGTGCCTCGGGGGGCGATCACCTCCAGTGACATGGAGTCTGGGAACACCGCCTGGCCGTCCAACCCGATGGCGGCGGTCGCCTCCTTGAGGATGGCGATGTCCTCCTCGGGCGTGCCGGCCGGGTACTTGCCGACGCGGAACACGCCGGAGAGTTCCCCGGCGATCGACCAGCGCTTGAGCGCGAGCTGCTTGAGCAGATAGGCCCAGGCCGCGGCGCGCGCGATCCCGGCGCGGATCGGCAGCCCGGCCTTGAGGGCGGGCTCGTGCACGATGAAGGCATAGGGCTGGAGGTCCTGGCCACGGAGGCTGCCATCCTCCAGACGCAGGGTCTGACCATCGTCGGGGTCGTAACGGAACCAGCGCTGGGGCCGCAGGATCACCTCAGCCGGGCGCCATTCGCTCCCGCTGGTATCCCACAGCAGCTCGGCCACCGCAAAGCCCTTGGCGATGCCGTCGGACAGGGCCGTCAGATCGCCCCACCAGTCGCTCTGGATCAGCTCTTCCAGACCCTGGGTCAGCCGCCGCGGCAGGCCGCGTGTCCCGGCCGCGACCACCCGGAACTCCAGCCCCTCCAGGGCCAGGCGCCGGGTCTGGATCTGGGAGCGGTAGTGTAGGTCCGCCTCCTCCATGCGCTCGGCCAGTTCCAGGTAGTCCCGGGCGTGGCTATACAGGGCGGAGCGCAGCAGGGCCGTGAGGCGCAACGGCGTCAACCCATCCAGGGTGCCGACCGGGCGCACCGGGCGTTGCGCGCTCCACAGGGCTTTCGGCTCACGCAGCAGGCGCGCCAGACCGGCGCGGGCCTGACTGCCGAGGGGCGCGAGGGTGGCGTGGAGGGTGCGGAGCAGGGGCATGGGTTACTCGGGTTTCAGTTCAAAATGCGGGCCATCGCGAAAGGACTCCCAGTCCCCGCCCCAGACGATCCCCACCTTGAGTTCGGCGGCGGCCCGTTGCATGGCCGTGGCGAGGGTGGCATAGAGCGGCCAGTCCCAGCGCACCTGGCCATCGACCAGGGCCGCCAGGTCGACCGCCCGGCCGGTCAGATGCTTGCTCTTCAGGGTGCGGGTAGCCCCAGCGACCAGCAGTTGGCGCTGGCGCGCCAGGGTGCGCACCCCCTCGGTGACAGCGAAGTCGAGGGGACCGATGGCCAGGGCGCGCTCCACCACCCGCACCAGGTCCGGGTGGACGCCCAGCAGGCGCCGGCGGGAGGTGGCCGAGAAGGTCCGGCGCACGGGGGTGGGGAGGGGGCGGCGACGCATGGGGGCTCAGGTCTCCTCGCGGGCTTCGAACAGGGGGGCGTTATCGCCACCGCACGGCCGGCCTTGCTCGATCGCCTCCAGCCAGGGCAGCGGCAATCGATAGGCCGGGTGGATGCACCAGGCGCGGTGGTGCTGGATGCGGTAGTGCCGACAGCGGCAACAGGCACGGTCGCTGTGCCGGGGGGCCTGTAGGGCGGAACGCGGAGCGGTTCCGCCTTGGTCCGGGCGGTCACTCATGGCTGGCTCCGTCCGCGCTACAGGCGGACCCGCTCCGCGTTCCGCCCTACGGGCTACGGGTTTCAAAAGGCCCCCGTCCCGCTCAATCCCTCGGTCGCTGGATTGGGCAGGCGATGCAGGGCATAGGTCCGGGCGCGGCTGGCGGCCAGGCCCCAGAGCATATAAAGACAACAGAGGGCCTCGTAGTCGTGATCCGGCTGCGCTTCCGGCCAGGTCTCCAGCTCGGAGACCAGGGCGGCGCAGGCGGGGTGGATGAGGATGGAGGGGTGCACCGGGTCGGTCAGGTACGGCTCCAACGATTCGATGCGGGTCACCCGATCCTGGATGGCGGTGACGCCGATCAGGGGTAGGGGGCAGCCCTGCTCCAGGCCGTACTGGATCGACGTCCGGCGGCTGTCCTCCTGCGCCTGGTTGTTCTCCCAGGCGATGTGGCGGGCCTGGTGGCGGCGTTGCCCGGCCACCAGGTCCGCGCGCAGCTTCGAGGGGGCGCGGCGTTTGACCGAATCCTCCCGCACATGCAAGGCCCGGCGCAGTGGCGACCAGTAGCCCCACAGGATGCCGCTCGGGTGGTTGCGCGGGCCGCCGATGGACATATCGACGGCGCCCAGGGCGATCCAACCCGGCTCGGGTTCACCGTTCCACCAGGTCCAGGAGGCAAATACCCGGTCCTCACGCTGGCCGTCGCCCTGCATCTCGGTGGCGAAGGCGCGCGGGGCGCGCACCCGCTTGGCGATCAGCTCATAGAGGGAGCGCACGCCGGGCCAGGAGATGCGCGCGCCCTGGTCCATCGCCTTCTGGTGGCGGATGTAGTAGCGGTGACTGGGCAGGTCTTCGACAGGCAGTTTACGGCCCTGGTCCGCGGCGGCCAGTTCGGCGCGGCGGTCCTCGTTGCGCATCAGCTCCTCGCACCGGCCCCACAGGTCCAGGCGGGTGGGCTCGGCTTCCAGGGCGCGGAAGTGGTGGACCAGATGGCCGGGGGTGCGTTTGGCACGGCTGATCGGGTCGTCGTGGTGGAGGATGGTGCCAACCCCCAGCACCTTGACGCTGCCATCGGGCGGCCCGAGATACTCCACCGCCCGCGTCACCCAGGTCCAACGGTTGTCGCGCTCGGTCGGGCTCTTGGCCTCGGCGTCGGTGATCAGGTCATCGGGGATCAGCAGCTTGGGCCGCGCCGCGCCATGGGCGGAGCCGCGCACCGCCTGCTCGGCGCCGAACGGCTCGATCTTCAGCCCGGAGTTGGTCAGGGCCTCGGCCACGCGCCAGATGCGCCCGCGCCCGCACGCCTCCGGCCAGTCCAGGGCCAGGCTGGGGTTGTGGGTGAGTTCGGTCTTGATCGCGTCCAGCGCGCGGGTCGGCAGCCGGGTCTCGGCGGACAGCAGGAGGATGTAATCGATGGGGGCCGGGGGTGCCCCGTCGAACCCGACCTCGGCGCGGACCTCCGGGCGTTGCAGCAGGATGTCCAGGGCACACCACAGGGGCAGCAGCTTGGTCGCCAGGCTGGTCTTGGCCTCGCCGCGCGGGGCGATCCACCACTCCACACAGCCGGTCGGGGCGCGCAGCAACTGGGGCACGCGCTGGGCGAAGTGGCGTTGGAAGCTTGAACCCGCGCCTCGGACGTAGTGCGGGAAGTAGGTCGTGGCCCACCACCAATAGTCCTGGTCCACCAGGACGCGACGGCGGCGTGCGGTGCGGGCGGCCGGGTCGGGGTCCAGGTCGAGCCGGCGGGCCTCGATGTCGCGCAGGAGCCGCTGGCGGTCTTCGGCCAGTTCGCGCAGGAAGGCGCGGGTGGAGAGGCTCATGGGGCGGGGCTCATTGGCTGAGGTCCGCCAGGTCCTGGCAGTCGACACAGCGGATGCAGCCGGGCATAGCGGCCAGCCGGCGGGGGTCGATCGGCTCACCACAGTCCAGGCACGGGCGCGGCCCGGTGGCGCCCCCGTACTGGCCGTGAGTGGCGGATCGCCCTGCGGGCATCCGCCCTACGGCCGGCTGGCGGGCGCGGTGCGCGGCCAACTGGTCGGCCAGGGTCTGCTCGATGGTGCGCTGGGCGCGGTCCGCGTCATCCACGGCTATAGGTCTCCGTGAGCTTGGCGCCGAAGCCTTCCAGCAGCTCGGCGAATACCGGCAGGCTGTCGGGGCGCTCGGCGCCGATGTATTTGGCCAGCTCGCGCAGCGTCTCCAGGGCGACACTCAGGCGCGAGATGGGGGTCGCCACCTTGCCGGCGGCGGACATCATCTTGGTGTAGCTGTCGGACAGGCGGGCCAGGACCTCGACCGCGGCCATGGGGTCGAGGTCCTGCATATCCTTCAGCCGCCGGGTGGCGGCCTGGAACAGCATCACGAAGTCTTCCAGCACCGCGGTGGCGACGGCCATCTGCCCTTCGCGCGACAGACCGACCGCGGCGCGCGCGGCGTCCCAGTCATCCCCGGCCTTGAAGGCGGCCAGCTTCCAGGCGCGCGCTACGCCATGGCCGACCCCATACTGATCGGCGGCCTCGGCCAACGGCAGGCGCTGGTAGATGTAGGCGCCGCGCAGGCCGGCACGGGTCTCGGGGGGGTGGGCCATGGGCACTCAACCGGGCGTCGGAATCCCGCGCTTGACGAACTCCACGATCAGCCCGACCCCCACGGCCGCCATGGCGCCATAGAGCGAGCCCCCGCGTGCCACCCGGCTGGTGTGGCTGTCCAGCCGCTCGGACACCGCCAGCACGCCGCACTTGGCCTCGGTGACGCCGGCCTCGATGGCGGTCAAGCGGCTGTCGATCTGCCCGAGCGTGTAGAGGATGTCCGCGGCCTGTAAATCGGCCGCCCGCCGGCCGCTGTAGCCCGGCGTGCTCATGCGGCGCCGTCCTGGTCTTGGCCCTTGGGCTGCCACAGCCCGGTCAGGTCCGGCCGTGCCTGGGTGCCCCAGATGGCCAGGCCAAAGCCGACCAGGCTCGCCAGATCAGTGGCCACAGCCTCCACCTGGTGGGCCTCGATGCTGGGCCAGATGAGTTGCGCCACGTGGGTCAGGGCCAGCACGATCAGGCCCCAGACGGTTCGGGATTGCAGATAGCCTTTGACGTTGTTCACACGCACCTCCAAGGGAGCGGACCGGGCGGTCCGCGTTGGAGGGGAGTGTGGGGGATGGGGCGCGGGGTGGGAGCGGCGAATCGTTTCCCCCCTGTGTGGGTGGGCGGCTGGGTGTAGGGTGACGCCATCTACTCCACCCGTCAAGGGGCCGTAGGGGCACTCACGACCAGCGGACACACGACCATGACCAGCGACCCAGTAGACCACCCAACGCATTACACCAGCCATCCGAGCGGGGTGGAGTGTATTACCGTGACCGAGCACATGGGGTTTTGCCTCGGCAACGCCGTGAAATACATCTGGCGTGCCGACCTGGAGCAGGATGCCATCCAGGACTTGGAGAAGGCGGTCTGGTACCTCCAGCGGGAGATTGCGAAACGCCAGGCGGCCCCACGGGAGACCGGGGACGCCTGGGAGGGCCTACAGCCCCCGGTGGGGTGGGTGACCTCCGCGACGTTGAGCGCTCAGCCAGAGACATTCTCCCTCCCTCACTTTCTCGATCACATCCCTGCCTTGATCCGCCAAGCGGCGGAGGCGCGCGTGCCCCCGTTGGCGCATGTCAGTGACGTGGCCCTCGCGGACGAATGCGGCGGGTTCGCGCTGGAGGCGATCCAGCGGTATGCCAGCGCCTGGCTGAGCGCCCATCAAGACGACTTTCCGCCGCTGCCGTGGAGTTGACGCACGATGCCTTGTTACCTCGAACGGCGGCCGGATGGGGGCATCGCCTTCCTGTGCGGTGACCTTGGCCCCCATTGCACCGCCGATGGCTGTGGCGCCGTGAGCGAGTATCTCTGTGACTTTCCGGTGGCCGAGGGTCGCTCGTGCGATCTGCCCCTGTGCGCCAGTCATGCCTATGAGGTCGCCCCCGACTTGCATTACTGCCCCGCTCACCTCCAGCTCTGGACGGCGTTTCGGGAGGCTGGCGGCGTGCAGCGCGAACTGGAAAACGTGGTGCCGTTCCCGGCCGCCCGTCCGTATCCAGGGCCGCCGGGGGGCTCATTGCGATCTGTCCCTGATTGACATAGAGGAAATACCAATGCGGATGAAATTACACGAGTTCCTAGGGATTGATTGCCGCGACGACCACATCGTCATAGGGACCGTCATCGCCGAGCGCCTGTTGGAGCGCGCGGATGAGCTGGACACCAGCGCGCTCCTGTACGCCTACAAAAATATGGTGGAGATCGTCATGCCCGCGATCGCCAGCGAACGTGTCAGGACGTGGGGTTGGAGGCTTCATCCGAAGGCCAACATCTTGTCGCCCAAAAGCACAGACCGCCGGGCGACCGAGTATCAATACGTCAGAGCGCTGGCGCAGCGGCTGTTTGATGTCCTGCAAGCCCGCGCCGACGCACTAGACCACCCGCCCGACTCGGACCCCGCGCCACCCGTCGTGTGCATTCACAATCACACGGGGCGCGAAGTCACCGTCTCAGCCGACGAGGGGGCTATCTCCGTCCGGCTGCGTTCCTAATTCCCACACAAACCAAATCGGCGGCGCGCTGCCGATTTGAACCTTAAGCGCGGTTTTGCAAAACGGCAGCGCGCTGCAGACTTGAACCTCTCGACAGGTGTCTTAAATTGTCGACGCGCCGCTAATTTAAGACAAGTGTCGTTGTTCCATCTACAAGCAAGTGGCAATTTGGTTTAGCGCTATCTTCCATCGTAATTTTATGGGCATAGCGACCCCATAATGACCGAGACGGCTTGCCTAAGTTCTGGCGTGAGATTTCGCCAGCAGGCGAGCATCAACTGCTCCTCCGCGCTCATCTCACCCTTAATCACAGATTCGACGCTGGCACCACTCTGGCCGCCCATCCGCTCCCCGGTAAGGATGTACAGCACGTCCCATCCAGCCAACGCCAAACCTTGTAGCTGCGCTGCTTCGGGCGATGTTTCTCCCGACTCCCATCTCCCGATCGTTTTGCGGTCAACACCCAGTAAATCAGCCATCCGTTGTTGCGACCACGCTCGCAAAGCGCGCTCGTCAGCGATTCGTGATGCCGCAACTTTGTCCCATTGGGGTCTTGCGCGCCGTGACATAGTTGTACCATAATAGTCCCATAATGTGACTGATGAGGGACATTGTAGACCCATGACACACACCACACTGATACGCGCCGCCCTGCTTCGCCAGGGAGAGACCATCGGATCATGGTCTGCGCGTAGGGGATACGCCAGGGAAACGGCCCGTCGCGTGGTGTATCGGTGGGCACAGCCGCATACGCGGAGCCCGACCGGCCATATCACACGATCGATCTTGAGAGACATCTATCAGGACACCGGCATTTCGATACCGCCGGGTATCGATTGGTCCTCCGTGGAGTAATCAATCTATGCAACCTAAGTACATGACTAAGAATGAAATCCTTACCCATTTATTCCTGCGGGGCCAGACCTTGCGGGGCTGGGCTAGGGCACACGGCTACAAGCCTGGCACGGTCGACAAGGTGGTGGCCCGATGGGCCGGCTGTCAGGACGAACCACAGGGACGGCTCTCCTACCGCATCCTGCGCGACCTCTCGGTCGAGATGGGCCGCGAGATCGTCCCCGGCCTGCTGCGCCAGGCGGCCTGAGATCAACCCCAACCAACCCGCCGAGGAGACCCCCATGCCCGAACCGTCCAATCAAACCCATTGCCGATACCTCGACCCGAAAAGCCAGGAGTGCGGATGGATGGATGACGAGTTCTATCCGGCTTGGATGGATGTGGACACGCCGATCGTCGAACCGTCCACCTGCGATGGTTGCCCGACCTACCGTCCAGCCCTGTCAAAGTAGAGAACCCCCATGGAAAAGCCCATCAGCAAGAAAGAACTCATCGACGCCATCGCCCAGAGGACCGGACATACGACCCGGGCGATCGAGAACATCCTCAACGGCCTGGCCTGTGTGACCGTGGCCTACCTCCAGGAGGGTGAGCGCACCCCACTGCCGGGCCTGGGCATCCTCGAGCCCGCCATCCAGGCCCCGCGCACCGGCACCTTCAACGGTGTGGCCTATACCACCCCGGCCCGCCTGCGCCCGCGCCTGAGCCCCTCGGCGGGGGTGTTGCGGGCGCTCAATCCCGGCTCACCCGACCCCGCCGCCGACCCCGTCCCCGCCGCGGCCTGAACCCCGAACCCCTAACCCCACACCCTGGAGACTCACCATGTCTTACGAGGCCGTACCCATCCTGCTGTCCCTGCTGGTCCTGCTCGGCGGCGCCCTGGCGATTCATTGGTTGGAAAAACAGAGGGACTGCGATGAATAGGGTCGATCTGTGGCGGCTGAAGGCGGTGTTGAAGGATCGGAGCCGCGGGCTGGCGGTGCTGGCGTCCCCCGGTGGGGGCTGGTTGGTCATACGCCGTGTCCCCGGGGGTGTGCCATGCGTGCGCTGACCCTGGGGCGGGATATGTTCTGGTGGCTGGCGCCGCGTGCGGTCATGAATCATCCGCACAGAATGGATTACGCAGATCCGGCGGCGTGCTCCACGGCCATGGGCAGGGTAGCAGTGCTGCCAGCTCGACCACCAGTCGACCACGCGCGACCCGCACCTCCCGCGGTGTGCCGCTGCCACGCTGATAGTTTGGAAAATCAAGTGGAAGGGCCGCCAGCCTGCCTAATTGCGCAAGCCAGAGCGCACCGTAGCGCGCGAGCAATGACTCGCTTTGCGTTGCGGGAGCAGTCGCAGCGCGGCGTTTACTGCGGCCCGGCGTCGTTGCGAGCTGTCGGGCGGCGTCTGCGGTATGCGTTTCGAGCCACTCCAACCATCCGGCAAGGCTTAGCGCTCGCAACCTGGCATGTAGCAACCGCAGGTCTGGCTCTGACCAGGTGGCCATCTGCTCTCTTACAAAGTCGTCAGAGCGCCAGTCATCCTCGAGATATCGGTCATCTTCAGTCATGGGTCAACTCCTGGGCCTTGCGGGTGATGGGGGCTCAATGAATGAGAACAGTGTAGTCCAGTGCCGCCAGTACGCCCGCGCGGCGCGGTTGGCGGAGCAGCGGGCGGGCCGGTATCGGGGGCTCGATTCCCTGGCGCCGGTGGAGCAGCGCCTGGTGCGGGCGCTGCGGCGAGCGCCGGGTGGGCGGGCGGTGGCGGTGCTGCTGGCCTGGCGCCTGGCGACCCTGGTCCTGGCCCTGCCGCGGCTGGCGGGGGCCTGGCTGGGGGTCCGCCTCGGCCGGGGGCGGATGGCTACCTATCTATTAGAGGAGCAGCGCAGCCCGATGCAATCCTGGCTGAATGCCTGGGCGCTGCGCGCGCTGTTCCATGACGACGAGACGGGAGAGTGACACGATGACGACACCGGATTTGCAAGACCGGCCGGCCGGCCGGCACGGGCGCGACCTGTTCGACCATGCGGGGCTGTTCCCGGATACGGACAGCTATTGGGACGCGGAGCAACCGCACCCGGATAGCCTGCGACTGGCCGCGCATGTGGAGCGGTTTCTGAGTGAGCGGGGTCCGGCGGATACCCCGGACCTGATCGACCTGGCCAACGCGCTGGAGCATGGCTTTTACCGGCTGCGGGCACGGGTGCTGGCAGGCCAGCCGTTGACGTTGCAATGCCTGACCTTCATCGCCGGTCGGCGGGCGGAGGCGGCGCCCTCAGCCACGGTGGCCGGACTGCGCGATGAGGTGTTGAGCGGCTATGCCGCGCTGGCGGCCCTGTGTGAATCACTGGCGCTCACGGTGCCGGAGTCGGTACGGGCGCACCTGGAGGTGCGGGCCGGGCAGTTGCGGCAGGAGGCGCTCTCCCTGTTGCTGGTGCTGGCGGAGGCGCGCGTCGTGGGGCCGGTCGAGGCGACGCTGGCGGATGACCTGGCCGCGGCCTATGCCTCCCTGAGCGCGCTGCATGCGCTGGCGGCGCGGACCCGTCGGCAGGAGGGGGATTCGGTGGGGGCGGCCTACCACGAACTGCGCGCCCGGCTGTTGGAGCGCGATGCGCGGACGGCCGCGGGGGGGGCGGCATGATGCGCGAGGCGCTCAAACCCCAGCCGGAGCATACCGCGGCGGAGTTGGCCCTGGTGCGGGTGTTTCCGCCGGGGGCCGGCAGTCATGCCGGGGTCTACGGCAAGATGGCCTTGGAGTCGCAGCGGATTCGCGCCCGCCAGGCGCTGGCGGTGCGCGCCCCGCGCGCCCGCAAGCTGTTGGAATGGGTCCGCGCCCAGGGCCGCCCGGTGACCAGCCCCGAGGCGCGGGCCTTCCTGGGGCGTGACCCGGCGAACTATTTGGAGGGCCTGATCAAGGCCGGACTGTTGCAAGTGCGCTGGGTCGCCCAGCCGGGGGCGGGCGGGCGGCATCGGGAGTTTCTGCCGGACGGGCGGGACTGGCCGCCGTTGCCGGCGGGGTGGGTGGTGTCGGAGCCGCGCGCGGCCCGGAGGTGGTGAGATGAGCACGACGACCTTGCCGGTACCGACCGATCCAGCCGCGCCCCCGCCCACGCCGCCGACCTGGGACCTGCGCATTGCCGCGGAGCGCCTGGCGCTGGTGGCGGAGTCCACCGACTGGGACCTGCCGCAGGCCGAGGGCCGCCCGCTCCAGGGGGAGCCCCTGCGCGACTGGTGCGCCCAACGCCACGACCTGACCAACCGGCACCTGACCGAGCTGGGTCTGGGGCTGTGGCTGGCGAAGAAGGAACTGGGCCATGGGGCCTTTTTGGGCTGGTTGCAGGAGGCGGGAATTCCCAACCGCACGGCTCAGGATGCGATCCAACTCGCGCGCCTGATCTTCGGCGCCCCGCCGGCGGCGGTGGCGACCGTGACCGCCCTGCCGCGGCGTAAGCTCCAAGCCCTCGCCCCCGGCGGGCAGATGCTGCTGGAGGCCCTGACCCAGGACGGGACCCTGGCCGAGGTGCCGGCGATGAAGCGCGAGGAGATCCGTGCCCTGGTGCAGGAGCGCATCGAGACCCAACGCCTGCGCGAGCGCTTGGATGCGATCTGCGAGCAGCGCGATGCGCTGATCGCCAAGCAGCGTGAGTTGGCGGCCCTGCCGGCCCCCAACCGGCGGTTGGCGGCCCTGCGCCTGAGCGCCCTGGAGGAGATCGAGCGGTTGCGCGCGACCGGCCTGGCGCTGCATCGGATCGTGACGGAGTTGCAGGGGCTGCCGCCGGGCCTGGACGAGCCGGGCTATGACGCGGCCTGTCACGCCCTGGTCTATGCCCTGGAGGGCTTGCAGTCACTCACCGACCGGGCGCTGGCCGACGGCTATGGTCTGCGTGAGCACTATACGGCGACGGACCGCATGCCCCCGCCGCTGATGACGGATGAGGACGCGCACCGGGCGCGCGAATGGGCCAACCGCTTCCTAGCGGAGGCGGACCTGCGCCAGGCGCGCGGCCTGGCGGCATCCAGCGCGGAGACGCCGAAGCCCGCACGGCGGGGGACGAAATGAGCGTCTCACGCCTCGCTCCTCCCCCCTCACCCCTCACGGACTAGGCCATGCCCCGCGTCATCGCGCTGCGCCCCTCCATGCCCGTCCCTGCCGTTGCGTCGACCGACCGACTGCTGAGTGCGAAGGCGGGGGCGAAGCAGCGCATCTGTGAGTATGTGGTGGGGCTGGCCACCCGCGCCGGGCTGGAGTCGGCGGGGGCGGGGGTGGGGCTGTTCGAGGCGGCGTGGCGGGCGCAGGCGCTGCCGGCGGAGGTGCTGGCGGCGGTGCAGGTGGTGCGCCCGGCGGCGGATGCCCCAAACCGCGCGACCCTGTACCGCTGGCTGGCACAGTATCAGGCGGCGCAGACGGCGGGCTCGCTGGCGCCGTTGGAGCCGCAGCACCGCGGGCGCCAGCGGGCGGACTGGGGCTGGGAGGTGCGGGCGCTGCATCTGTGGCAACAGCCGTCCAAGCCGGCGGCGAGTGAGGTGGCGCGGCAACTGCGCGAGGAGGGCCAGGCGAGCGCGACGGAGCCGCGGGTGCGGCGCTATCTGGCGAGCCTGCCGAGCACGGTGCTGGAGCGGGGGCGGCTGGGGCCGCGGCTGCGGCGGGCGAAGGGGGATTATGTGGCGCGGACCACGGAGGGGATGGCGGCCGGCCTCTGCTATGTGGGGGACGGACACACCATCGATGTCTATCTGTGTCACCCGACCGGGCGGCGGCCGTTCCGGGCGGAGTTGACGGTGTGGCTGGATTGGCGCTCGCGCTGTGTGGCGGGCTGGTGGCTGTCGGAGTCCGAGTCGGGCTTGACGACGCTGTTCAGCCTGAGCCATGCGATCCGGACCCATGACCATGTGCCGCCGATGATCCATGTCGATAACGGCTCGGGCTTCAAGGCGCAGATCCATACGGATGAGGCCATCGGCTTTCTGGCGCGGTGGGGGATTACGTCGATGTTTGCCCTGCCCTACAACGCGCGCTCGAAGATCGTGGAGCGCTTCTTTGGGACCCTGGAGGGATCGTTCGGCAAGCGCTGGCCGAGCTATTGCGGTGATGACATGGATGAGGAGGCGCGGGCGGCGATCCTGAAGCGGTTCAAGAAGGACCCGGCCGCGCTGCCCTCGGTGGAGCAGTACAAGGAGGCCCTGGCGGGCTGGCTGGATGGGTATCACCGCGAGGAGCACCCGGAGATCAAGGGCAAGAGCCGCGCCCAGGTGTGGGCGGAGGAGTTGAAGGCAAACCCGCCCGGACCCGGGGCGGGCCTGTGGTGGCCACGGGTGGAGCGGACGGTGAATCGGCGCCGGGTGGAGCTGGACGGGCGCTTCTATCGGCACTCGGCCCTCGATGCCTTCAATAAGACGGACCTGCGCGACGGTAAGGTGTGGGTGGAGTACGACGTGCACGACGACGCGACGGTGCGGGTGCTGACCAAGGAGGGGCGGTGGATCTGCGACGCGGAGCTGGCGCACAAGAAGCCGGCCATCCCGGCCAGCCGGGTGGTGGAGGCGGAGCTGAAGAGCGAGCGGGCGAAGGTGAAGCGCCTGGAGTCGCACATCCAGGAGGTGCACGACCGCGCGGCGCTGGTGACCGATGCGGGCCAGTCGCTGCGGGCGATCGAGGACGCGACGGGCGAGGTCTCGCGGCTGGCGGAGGAGCTGGCGCGCGGGGCGATCGGGGGGCCACGGGCGGCCCCGACGGATGAGCCGGAGTTGGATATCTGGCAGTGAGGCGAGACCCCGGCCGGGGCAACGGTCGGGGCCTCTGAATAACAACCCAACAACTTAGAGAATAACACAATGGCCAAACCAAGACAGTACCCGGCCGGGCTGGATATTACCCGAATCGACTGGAACGCGGCGGTCCCGAAACGGCAAGCATCCGTCAAGGCAATCGCCGGCTCATGGCTGTCGATCTTCTGTTCGGATCGCAAAAACAAGACGCCAGAGCTAAGGGTGGCGTTTGGCGAGGGCTTAATGATGTCCATGCGCTGGGTGATCGGTGACTTGGTGAGGATCGCACCGCAGCCGGATGGGCGATGGCTAGTCATCCGACGGGACCGCCGCGATGGTTACAAAATCCAGCCCCGTGATAACGATTTGATTACCAATGTAGTCGGCAAAAGCGTCTCTGGACGGGCTGCCGTGCCCTGCCACATATCCGTTAAGAAACGGATCTACATGGCCAATGAAGTGTTTCTAAACCGCGAAGAGGACTGGCTCGCAGTCCCGCTTACATGTGAGGAATAGACATGACAGCCGCAACAGTGACTGATTTACACCCCACCAACACCCCAGCGACAGCGGCCGTTGCGCCCCATTACACCCCGGCGGATCGGGCGGCGTGCGACAGCCTGCGGGAGTGGCTGGAGTCCCATCCGGGACGCTCGATCACCAGCCTGGCCAAGCTGGCCGGAGTGGTGCGCGGCACCCTGTCGATGTGCCTGGCCGGGACCTATGCGAGCAGCCCGACGGCCTATCTGCAAGCGGCCCTGGCGGCGATCGCCAGCGCGGCGGAGCGCGAGACGGATGTCGTCACCGTGCCCTATGTGGAGGGCAGCGTCCATCGCATGCTGGCCCTGGCCATTCGCCGGGCGCGGACCTATCGCAGTGTGGTGGTGTTCGCGGGGGAAGTGGGCACTGGCAAGACGCGGGCGGCACGGGAGCTGGCGGCCGCGACGGCACAACTGACGCTGGTGGAGGCCACCGGGGAGATGTCGACGACGGACCTGCTGGCGGAGATCGCCACCGGCCTGGAGCTGTCGTTTGCGCCCGGGGCATCGGCGGGGGCGCGGTTGTCGGCGATCACGCGCAAGCTGCGCGGCTCGGTGCATGTGCTGATGATCGATGAGGCGGATACCTTGGCGGCGCCCCATCGGCGGGATCGGGGAGTGCGCTCGCTGGAGGCCCTGCGGCGCATCCGCGATATGGCGGAGGTGGGCCTGGTGCTGATCGGGACCCCGGCCATCGACGATGTGATCGGGCGCGGGCAGTTCGACCAGTTGCGCTCCCGCACCAATCTGCGCCCGGCGACGGTGCGGGGGGTGCCGCGGGAGGATATCGAGGCGGTGGCCAAGGCGGCCCTGGCGGACCAGGGGGAGGCGGTGACGCCGCCGGTGCTGGAGGCGCTGTGGCAGGCGGCGGGCGGTCGGGCCAACCCGCAGACGGGGGAGGCGACCCGCGGGGCCTCGATGCGGGTGCTGGTGGAGGGGCTGTTGCCGGGGCTGCGGGACTTTGGTCTCAACCGGGGGAAGGATCTGTCGCCAGCCCTGGTGCGGGCGGTGGCGAAGCAGGCCCTGGGCCTGCGGGTGGAGGCGTGACGGTGGCGGCGGAGATCATCTGCACGGTGTGCGGGGCCAGGCAGCCGCTGGTGGCGGCGTTGGAGGGCGCCGCGGTCCGGGAGGCCTGGCAGGCGGCCCTGGCACTGTCGGCGGGGGTGGAGTTCGCCCAGACAGTAGCGGCCTATGTGGATTGGTTCGCCCAGCCGGCCAAGGCCCCGCAGGCGCGCACGGTGGTGCGGGTGCTGGCGGACCTGACCTCGCGTATCCAGGCCGGGCGGGTGAAACAGAAGGGAATCAGCCGCCCGGCCCCGCTGGCGGTCTGGGTCGATGGCATGCGCCTGATCACCGGCGGGCATACGGCGGCGGAGCGGCCACTCACCAGCAATGGCTATCTGGCCGGCATCGTGTGGCGCCGGGCGGAGGCGGGGACAGCGGGCCAGGGCACCCCGGACCTGGCGCCGGACGCGGGACCCGTGCCCGCGGCGGAGCGGCCGGACCCGGTACTGGCGCGTAACCATCTATTGAACGAGATCAAGGGGCTTCAGGTCATGTTGGCCGGGGCTCGCGATGAGGCGGCGCAGGAGTCCCTGCGTCGGCAAATGTCTGTAGCACAGAGCCGGCTCGCGGAGTCGGCAGGAGCGGATCATGGGACTGGTGTCTGATGTATTGGTGGCCCTGCGGGGCGGTCACGCGGCGGAGTCTGAGGGCGCGGCGGTGACGATCGATCTGGAGCGGGAGGATGGTGCTCCGGTGCCGTCAGGATTGCAGGCGATATTAGAACGGTTGGCGGATACCGTAGCCGAGGCCGTATGCGCCTTGCCGCCCGGGGAGGAGGTGCCGGAGGGATGGATGATGGATGCGGACGGACGGCTGAATCGTATGGCCAGCGTCCGGGAGTCCGATCGGTTACAGGATGAAGTGGCGCGCAGTCTGGCTCTGGAGGGGGTCGTGCTGCATGAGCTATTGCGCGCCTATAAAGAGCGGGCCTTGGGCGCGATGTCCGACCTGGTATCAACGGTGGCCAAGGAATACGGCGTCCAGATGGGTGGCGAGCGTGGCAACCTGTCACTCAGGTCATTCGATGGTCAATGGAAGGTTCAGCGCATCTATCGCGATGTCTTATCCTTTGGGCCGACGATCTTGGCGGCGAAGGCGCTCATCGATGAGTGTATTACGCGCTGGTCAGAGGGGGCGGATAATAACATCCGCATTCTGATTGATCGCGCCTTCCGCACGGATAAGAAGGGCGACCTACGCACCGGGCCAGTCCTGGAACTGCTGCGGGTGAAGATCGAAGACGCCCAGTGGCAAGCGGCCATGCAGGCCCTGGCGGATGCCATCGAGGTCACCGGCTCGGCGGTCTATGTACGGGTCTATCGACGGTCGTCCGGTGACCAGTATGTGCCGGTGCCGATCGATCTGGCCGTGGTGTAAATGACCGTAAAAAGGTGTCACATGCCTGTAAAACGGCAACTGTCGGACCGTCAACGGGCCTATGCCCTGCTCGGCATCGCCCGCCGCGCGCTGGGTTGGACCGAGGAGCAATACCGTGCCCACCTCGCCGCCCATGGCGCCGTTGAGCACCAGGGGCGGCCATCGGCCTCGACCATGGGCTTCGACCAGATCGAGGCGGCCTTGGCGGCAATGGAGTCCGCGGGGTGGGCGCGCACCGGTCGCGCGGAGTCGTCGATCATCCAGCGGTGTCACCCCCGGCGCCAAGCCCAGTGGCGCAAGGTCTGCGCCCTCTGGTGTTCCCTGGCCGACGCGGGGGCGGTGCGCGACCGTGCCGAGTCGGCCATGTTGGCCTGGTGCCGGCGCCTGGTCCGTGAAGACCGGCTTGAATGGGCCGGCGCCTACAGCCTGAACCTGTGTATCGAAGGGCTCAAGGATTGGGCCACCCGTGCCAACGTCGCCCTGGAGAAGTGATGGAGCGCTTGGACCCGACGCTGTTGCCGCCTCAGATCCGCCAACTGGTTCGCCTGCTCGGCACCACCGATGCCGTGGCCCTCTTGCGCACCTGGGGCGGCCAGCGGCGCTGGGTCCCCACCGACCCCGACCGCGCCTGCCCGACCCTCCGCACCTGCCTCTCCCCCTCCGGCCTCGCCGCGCTCTGCGCCTCTGAGTATGGCGGCCTGTCAACCGACTGGCCCAAGATCGACAAGGTCCTCCTCCAGTCGATCCACGCCGCCATGCGCGCCGACCGCGCGGCCGGCGCCACCGCCAACGATCTCGCCACCCGCTACGGCTACACCCGTCGCCGCGCCGCCTCTATTGCCCCCTCTTCCCCCCCCTCCCAGCCCGATTTACACCCCGATCTCTTCGACTGACGAGCCTCTCACGGTCGTTTTTGTCGCAAATCATCTGTAAGTCCAAAAAAGACACCTCCCTGTTTTTCTTCAAAATCCCGACTTTTCTTTGTCGCATCCTATGCGTAGCCCGACACCGACGCCACGGCCAGCGTCCCCCCCCCCGCCCCCGCTCGGGCGACCAGGCACCTC